CACAATATAATTTGTTCAGAACGTTAAATGAAAGTAATATCGACTTAGGAAGAGTTGCAGATTTATGTGCTGGAAGAGGAGATGGACATTTAGCTTTGTCTGAGTTGACCATACCACATAGATCAGTAACTCGGGATGATATATATGACAGGATTTCTTGTGCCCAAGATATTGAGATTGACAAACAATTAAATGTCTTGGATTATAAAACTTTATCACCATATATGAATTGTAAAACATTTCATTTTGATATATCATTCACAAAATCTAGTGGTGATATATGGGAAACTATTTGTTTTCTATTATCCCATAATAAAAATGTAATAATAAGGTTAAATCATATAGTTTCACCTACAAAGGAACAATGTGACTATATTAACAAGTATCAATGTAGTTTTGCAAAATCGGAAGAAACAAGAAGTGCAGTTTATCATTTATACTTAATAATAGAATCAGTTAAGTCTCATATACACTATGATATGATAGAAAATCAAAATTCAAGTATATATCGGTTATTAAGAAATGATGCTCTAAATTTCAGAAAATTTAATGTTTTTGAAGTAGATGAGCATAATGATGTAATAACAGATGCAAATATGTTCATTGATCAATTATACATAATAAATAGGCAAAAACATCTTATTGAAGGGTATATTGAAGAGGATTCATATTACAAAGCTCAAGCAATGGATGATATACTGCATGTATGTTTGAACATATACGAAAATATAGAAATGTTGAATTACAGACCAATATTAAATTTTAGACCCAGTCAATATCAGACAATGTTACCATTAGAGGTTGTAGATAGCAACAAAACAATAATGTTTAAACAAGATAAACATGAACTTAAAAAATCATCACAAATTATCAACAATGAATTATTAAAACAAAAATTGAATCTTAAAAACATTGCAATTGAAGGAATACAAAATATTGAAACATATGACATACGGAAAATAACAAGTATACATGAATTAGATGATTATATAGCATTGTGTAAAGTATCACATATCCCAATAGAATATTATCGATTTTTGCAAAATATCCAACAATTATTTATTGAATCAGTCGGTGAGATAAAAATTAATGACTTATATAATTATATAATTCAAATAATCCAAAACATTGGATTTCACCTAGACCAATTAGAGGATTATAAGGGTCATCATAAACAAATAATTGATGCAATAATCATAGCAAAAACCAAAAACAAGATCAACCCATTACATGAAGCATATGCCTTCCTAAAAAGGCAAATGGGACGTGGTAAAAATGCTGATAACAAAATGTCTAATTTATTATTCTATTTTCGTTGTGTTGGGAGCAGAGTGTTAAAACTAATTGAAACAAGAGAACTAACCGATTGGTTTATTCAGAGCAAAGTTGTATTCAGAGGACGAACAATAACACAACAAGATGTGGAAGAAATTGCAACATCAGATCCAACACCTATTGACGAGTTCCTTAACAATATCGACATAGAACAGCTAGTGAGTGCATTCGGGTTCGATTTGGTATACAATAGAGATACCAATCAAGAACTCCATGATGCCACGGAACTAGCAGCTCAGTCGATACAGCCAATACGCTCGGTTGATACATCATTCATGCAATTAGTTGATGTTAGTTCATTGATAGACACAACTCAGGAGATTAATTGGGAAGAAGAGGGGGACGAGGGTGAATATATCGAATACGGATACGATGAATGATTTACTAGCACCGCGTAAGTTGTATTTTAATGTCTTTAGGTCTTAAGAGATTTAGTAGACAAGGTTAC